CGGGAAGGCTTTTAGCTAGTCTGCCATAAGTGCTTTTTTGGCTCTCTTAGGAAGTTTTTTCGAAGAGAGCATATCCAGTAATTCTGCCATATTTCTTTTTAAGTCCCCCTTTATAAAACCATGTCCCGTCCCATGAATCATAGTAGCGTTGAAGCCCGAGAATACTCTTTGGCCCTACAGCGATCCAATGCTTGTATCCGACCTCAACGATTACTCCTTTCTTCGGATCATTCGCATATTCGCTTATGACCTCTTTATCGTTCGCGTATCCTCGCCATCTAAATGTCATGCCTGTGAAGTCACTTGAAGTCCAAAAGATTCGCCCCCGCGAATCGAACTTCCATTCCCCAGCAGCTTCGTGTGGTTTTATATAGTTGCGGTAAAATTTGCTGTGAATCATGCAGATGCTAGTAATCGTGCATCCGAGCTTTCCTATAGTGAATTTTGTTTTCCCTATCTTATGTGCCGCCCAGATAGGATTTCTTTGTGATAGTCTTTGCATTCTGATTGGTGTTAAATTATCGACAATGCGAATTTTCTTTATGCAGAAAACATACCTTGTCATTTTTTTCCAAGTTTCATAATTCATGTATTTGACATTGCGGTCTTTACCGCCTCCCCATGAATTCTGAAATTTGAAGCCCTTCCGATTCAAGTGTCCCCTGCACAACATTACATGTTTACTTTGCTTTTCTGATGATTCGGGAACATTATAAATGAACCCGTCTGCGTTAGATCGAACCAAGCTGTGTCCCCTGTATGTATTCACTCCAAAGACCAAAGGCCCATACTGCTGCAAGTATTCAGCGATGGTGTCTTTATCTTTCCCGATCCTAGCATAATCATCAATGAATACTCTATGCGCTCCGTCCGTAGTAATGAATCCATCCTGCTGTCCAATCTTCATAAAATGTTCAATATAGTACCCACTTTTGTCGCCTTTCTCTTTCAACATGTTGTCGTACTCTGCATATAAATCAAAGTCGATATCTGTATTAGTTTCCTGCTGAATGATTTCTGATAACGCAACAAAGAAAGCATGAGCCGAGCATGTACCGCCTACCTGCTCGATTACCTTCAACGGTTCGTAATCTACTACATCAGCGATTCGCATAGTATTTTTGTTAAAGATTAAGCAGAAGCAATCCAAACGAATAAGACAATTTCCCCAACTCCTATTTTCGTCCAGGTTAATGTAAAGTCGGTAGCGTCCCACGCTGAAACCGTAGCTTTGTGTCCATTTGCACTTGTTTCTATGTGTATGATCTCACCCAGTCGCACTCCTCCACCTCCAGTTTCCATGGTTACGCAATTTTCAGCCCGACTACTACCAGCAACTCCATTAGAGAAATGCGTTCCGCCACTTTCTACAGCGAAAATCTCTAGTTTCCTTGGGATTCTGCCAAGATTATGGGCAATAACTTCAGTCCCACTTGCTGCTGCTGCTGCTCTTCCTCCATCATCTCCATACGAAATTGGCTTTAAGTCGTCATGTGTATGTAAAGCGTCTGCATCACTGGCTACACCGCCCACCAATATGGCTTTCTGTGCAGTCGTCATTTGTGACCCGAGTATAGAACTCATCAAAAAATCCGTTCCATTGTATGTTGCTACAACAATCTGATTCGCAGTTATGTCCCCTGCCTCGAGTGCCGCTCCTGCTTGCTTCTTTATTGACTTTGCCCCCTTACTATTCACATTAAGAGTAATTGCACCAGTGTTAGTAAATCCTGCTTTGAATACAAGGACATCCCCCGCCACATAAGCATCATATTGCGCATCAATGGATAATGTTTGAACATTCGCTGCTCCGCCCGAAACCGCATAATCGCCGCCAGCACGAACTATATCTTTTCTTAGATTGTTGTATTGTGCTGCGGTTGCATCATTTCCTGCTACCACTATTGCTGATTCCATATTGATTGTTTGTTATTAAGTAGAAACCGTCAGACTAAAGGTGACGGTTAGATTTTCTGCTGCTGTTACTGCAACATTTGTTGAAACATGAGAATATAAAATACCCGAGTCTGCTGCGACTGTAGCTGAAGTTGTATCTCCGTCACCGAATAAACCAAACTCTCTGTGAGTTCCTGTCGCTTCTCCCGTATTAAAAAACACAGTTATCGCTGCGACATTCCCGCCATCGTCATTTCTATCACTCGAAGCTTTCCTTGCCGTTTCGTTTCCGAGAGCAGTATCTCCTGCAGCTGGTGTAGTCGTATCATCGCCAACTGCAACATAAAGATTGTCGCCAATATCAACTGTGATTAAAGGCTTCCCGAACTGTGCAGCAATAGCGTTCAGTCCTACATTCGGAATGATGTTCTTCTTCTTAACAGTCTTCAATAACTTCCCCTCATTATCACGAACCTCAAAAAGCCACTCACCAGTCAGCTTCCCTCTCTCTTTAATTGTTTTTTTCATAATCTTATATTAACATAATTTTAATATTAACTCCATTCTCCGCGATTCCAAGTCAAAGGATTCGTTCCGCTCGGCATCCATTTGTGCGGCGGTGTCTGAACTAAACTTGACGCGCTGTCAGCTACAGAAAACTCATCTGCTGCCGCTTCAATGTTCTCAATTATTGCGTCTTCGCTAACATCGAGTCTGCGATCCTGCCTCAAGAGTTGCTGCAACAATTCGATCATTCCAAATAATAAGCTTGAACATGTAACTGTAAAAATACTCTCACTTGATTCGAATTCTTTCTTGACGACTTTTTGTATCAAAAATTGCTGATCTATATTCCGAGTCCCCGAAGCGGTGTCTTTGATATTAATGAGCTGTCCGCTACGCAAACCATTTACGGTTGTTTGAAATTTTGCAGTAATAATCATGTCAGCATATTTCGCCAAGCTTGCTTCTCCTAGACTTATTGCTTCTGACTTTGTTTTGATAGAAGTATCGGTGATCGGCTGTCCGTCAACGATCCCAGTCGTGTATCCCAATACACTTTTTAATCTCGCAATTGAAACATTCTCTTTTACCTTAACGCGAATTGGAAAAACTTCGTTATATCTAAATAATAAAAACTCCGCAGCTAGAAGTATGTCCTGACCCGAAGCCCCTCTAATTGATTTCTCGTTAAAATTGCTCATGTAATCATTACCAGCATCTTCGTTAATTCCTTCAATTCCAATAACTTGCGCGACATATAAGCTAAACGAATCCCCGCTTGTTTGCCCTACTACCGCTTCAACAGTAAAAGTTCCAGCGTCAGGAACAGTTAGAACCTTTCTAACGGCATCTGATCGCGTCCTATTAGTAATGTAATCATCTACCGCGAGTCCATGCAGAGAAGCTTTTACGGTTGTTGTATCTGTTCCTGCTTCCATTGTGTCAGTAGATGTATCATCGTCTAAAAGAACCTCGAGATTCTTAAACTTATTTTTCATAATCCACTCGTTCACGATCCCGTCCCCCTCAACGACCTGTGGATATACCGATGTACTTGTAGACTCGCCACCTTTTACCGTGATCCTATTCATCAGTCTAGAAGTATCGCTCTTGATACTAAGCTTAGTGAAATTGTTAGAAGTTTCATCAATATTAAATGGAGCGTTGTTTGTTTCTCTTGAGAACAAGTGAATGTTCCTATCATAATCAATATACCAATACCACCCTAGTTCATCTGCGATCCTCTGCATCACTTCAGTTGGCTTTTTCAACGGAGCGCGGAAATCTTCAAAAGCACTTGAGTCCTGCACGAATGGGTAATGTGCAAAAAATTCCTCTTCCAAGATTCTAAATCCATCAAACTGGATCTCGCTGTCGTCCGTTTCGGTTATTACTACGGCAAGATAATCCGCAGCAGTCCAATCAGGCGTTCCCGTGATAGCTGCGTCTTCGAGTAGTAGATCAACAAAAGTCCATTTGTTATCCGTAGGCGTAACTGTAACTTGGGCATAATTCGCAGAGCTTGAACCGATCCTAGCAACAAAACTTGTCACCTTTGTGACATCAGCACATTTATACCAGAACCCGAATACGCCTTTTATCGGTGCTCCGCTTGCTGCACCAGTTAGATCAGACAAATCTATGCTACTCGGTGAAGCCGTAAAGGTAGCTGTCCCCCCAGCGAAAGTCCATGAAAATACTCCGCTCGCGCTCCCCTCTCTATAGTCGCTTAAATCTGTCGTAGGATTATCACCGTCACCAGTTTCGACCCATTCAGCTTGGAGGTCGCCATCAGTAGCATAGTCCATTTGATCAATTACTTCGTTCTTATTTATGTGAACATTGCAGAAGTCATTTATAATGTATCTAGCGCCTTCGTTTTGATATGTGTCGTTGACTAACACTTTGTCGAATAAACGCGTGTAATCAAGGCATATGAGCGAGTATTCAATGTTTGGTAACAAATCTATGTTCTTATCACTCACTGTGATCACATTCCCAGCAAATACATTTACACCTGCATATTTTCCGACAGTTCCATCAGCTCCCGCAGTAATAACTGTTAGGATGATATTGTTCAAGCTGTCGCTATCAATTGCCGTGATTTCTTTTTCAAACTCCGTAGCTTCTGCGATGTCGATTACAATCGTTCCACCGACTTCAAATATGCTTGTCTTGTCGTTGACTCGTTTGTCATAGCTCAATTTTATCGTAGTTGCGTCAACAGCCAGAATCTCGAACGATTCATAAATCTTTATATCGTCGTATTCATCGGGCTGTGTAGTCCCAAGTTTTAATGTCGCTCTATTCGGTTTCTCCTGTAATTCGTCATATATTTTAATTGAATTTCGAATCACTTCCGAAGTCCTATCTGTTCCTGCGATTATTGTTTGCATATTATATTGCTGATGATTCTGCCAATCTTGAACTTAACATGTCCCAGATTTCTTCGGCTGCCCCTTCTCCGAATACTCCATTAAATTCTACATGTATGCCATTCCCTATCGTCCCTGCTACATTCTTCTGTTGTGCCGCATTTAATACTACTTCTCCAGGTGTAAGCATAGCTGGTACTGTATCTGTCCCTCGCGCTGCCCCACCGCCAGCAAAACGCTGTACTTTTCCGCCTTCTGCGTATTCAGGTACTACTCCACCCTCGGAGAACGAAGACCCCAATTGTGTAACCCAAGAAATATTCTCAAGCGCACTTAGGTTACCAATCTCATCTAGTTGATTATTGATTCCGTCGATCATAGAACTTAATCCAGCTTGCCCAGAACCTAATCCATTGGTCAGTAATGACATTATTTGAGCACCTTGATTGCTTTTTGCATTAATACTTTTTGCTATCTCTATATCGATTAAGGCGATCGACAATATCGCTTCATCTGAAAAATTGTCGAATGCTATACCAGATTCCTTTAAAGCTACACGATTTTCGTCGAGCCAATTCCTAGTTTGCGCTATGTCTTCATCTCTTTGTTGTATGATATTCATAAAAGCAGTATTATGCCCTTTTTCTAATGCTTCATACGCATGCACTCCACGCAATGAAATAAATTCAACTTGTTCTAGGAATTCCTTCTCTATACCAGTTGTATTCTCTACGGCTTCAGCCAAACTTGTATTTGCATCAGTAAATTCAGCCACAGAATCCCCAGCTAGAATAGTTCCCTCTCTCGAAGCCCCCATGATAGAATTTAATCCTTCCATCGCAGTGACAAGTGACGGCAAAACACGATCGCCTAATTCCATCAGTGCAACATTGAAATGATTTTTTAACAATTGCCATTGAGCATGAGTTGATTCTTTCTGCTTGTCAAAAGCCTCTGTTAAAGCGTCAGATCCGTCAGTCATAGATTCTGCTGTATCTATGTATGCCTCATTCGCAGAGGTCAATAATTGAAAAACAGCTGTCCCACCTTCGGCACTACTGAATAAATTTTTAAATTGAGTATCTGTTAATTTTAATTCATCTCTAACATCCTCGAATCCTTTGACCAATCCTTTCTTTCCAATTGCGTCGTTCAACTTATCTAGTGACGAACCATTAGTAGAAAGTCCTTTATCCAATTTTCCACCAGCTATGGTTAATTCTAGAAATACTTGTGCAAGGGCATTCTGACTCTCTGCAGTCTTACCAGTAACGGTAGTAAGTGCAGCAGTAGCAGCTTGCGCGTCAATAAATGTGACACTAGCGGCAGAAGCATTACCTGCCATCTTACCAAAAGCTCGTGATAAATCTCCGACTGTTGTTTTACCAGATTTGACCGTTTTAAATAGGACATCAGCTGCCTTGTCTGCCTCGTCTGCATTTAATCCGAAAGCATTGATTGCTGTTGTTAATAGATCTGTAGATTCTTCGGCAGAACCTAATCCCGATACGGCTAATTTTGACGAAGCCTCAAGGACTATCAAAGCTTGATCCATGTCACTAATCCCAGCCGACACAATACTATACGCAGAAGCACCCAACTGTTCAGCGTCAACTGGTACAACCCCCATCATATCTTTTATCCCCTCCGAAAGTTTTTCAATCGCTGGAGTTGCATCTCCACTAATAAGGGTAGAAACATTAGACATTGCTTTCTCGAATTGTGCAGCTTGTTTCACTGCCACCACACCTAAAGCTCCAACAGCAAGTGCGCCCATCTTCGCATATTTTGCTGCTACCTTCCCGATAGTTTTATCCATCTTTCCTAGAGCAGCATTGGCTTGAGATGTACCCGTTACTTTAGTTTTTAAGATTAGATTCTCTGATGGCATTATTGTTGTTGATTATATCGTTTTTAATTGTCATAATGAGCATGAATTCTTCCATTCTCTGGCTGTCGTTCTCTTGCCAATTCGTCCCAAATTCTTTGCTCATCGTGTAGTCAACTACTCTTTCATCTGATGCCTTTCCTTTTAATGCCTTGGTTAATTGACTTACTCTTTCTCTTGTTTTTTTTTATCCCTCGGAGCTATGATTTGTGACATCCCTTTATCGATCTTATGGAAAACACTAACTTCCAATCTGCCGATACTCTCTTTTGTTATCTCTACCTCTTGTCCGTCCTCTTTGAAGTTCCAGCTCTTTAGGAAGAAAAGCATATTCTCGATTTGCCCTCCTGCTTCGTTTTTCGCACTTGTTTTTATAAGGTCTTTTAACTCCTGCCAAGAAAGGTCAGCTCGGATTTCGGCATATTCACCGTCTTTGAATTCAATTCTTTTCGTTTTGTTTGATACAAATTTGCTCATAATGTTTTTGTTAAATTATTATAGATAATGTTTTTTAATGTTTATATGAGGGATGCCACAGGAAACATTAAAAACCCACGGCATCCCAATATGTTAGTACGAAGCTACATCATTTACTAAGAACAGCCTAGTTGACCAAACTTTCTTTTGATCGCCGCTTACTGAATCTTTATATACAGCTACAGTTATTGCTTCTTCCAAGACACTATCTTCTGATGCGTTCGGGAAGTATGGTTCAATTTTACAAGCAGAGAAATCAGTCTGTAACGAAGGCACTTCACTTGCATCCCTTCC